CCCTGCGACCTGTGGGGATGTCCTCTAACGCGGGACTGGCGGCTCCTTACGTCCGGGAGCAAGGGCATCTCATGATCTGGCCTCCTGAACACCGTTGTCGGTGGGCGGGTGGAGGCTGCATCGGCTGACGAGACCAGTGCCGCGAGATCCTGAGCCGGGTGAACACAGCAATGCGATGACCGGGGCATGCCTGACTGTCAGTCAGGTGCAGTCCATTCCCTGGTCTGCGGCACCATCATCTACAGCGCTGTTGCTGGTGACATCGGCGTTTGTCACGCCGATTGTCACGAGTGGAGTAGCCGCAAAGTCAAGTGCGATAAGGGCTGCAGCAGTGCTAGAAGCGCCCGTCTCTTTCCAGGAGAAAGAGACGGGCGCAGGTTGGCGCAAGATTCGGCCAAGCGGATAGGTTGCTGCAGGGCAGCGAGGTAGGAGGTGTTGTCTGGCGCACGAGGGCCATGACTTGAAGTAGGCATCCATCACCGGGGAGGTGACCGGGCGAGCTGCCGGATGCGAATCGCCATTTGGGGGGAGAACCACCGCGAGAGCGGCGTGACCTTCAAGGTTCTGGTCACCTGGGTGCTGTCCAAGACAGCGTTTGCACCCTCAGTTCTACGCCTGTGGATAAATTTGGTCAACGCCAGAATCCACGGGGCATCTGGGCTTGTGCATGAATTTATCCACCGGTGGAAATCAATGGTATCCAAAGGATTTTTGTCGGCTTTTAGCTTTGCAAAGCGAGGTCCATCCAAACAGGGCGGCTTTGCAGCCCTGTTTGGATGGACCCGAATTAAAGTGCGGCCAGTGGCGATCTGGAGGGTTTACCGACGATTGAATGCGCCACGCCCACTCGGCAAGGGGGTGATGTTGTCGCCAGCTGGATGGGCGAACTCATGTGGAGTCACATGCCCCGATCTGTTGGCATCGATGTAATTGCTCCACCACGCCATGATCAGTCTGCGCTGCTCCAAAAATTCGGCCTTGTGGATATAGGCGGCGCGCACGCGATTGCGTTCCTTGTGGCTCATCTGCCGCTCAATAGCCGCGTCTGTCCACAGCCCTGACTCCAGCAAGGCGCTACAGGCCATGGTCCTGAATCCATGCCCGCATACCTCCTTGGATGTGTCGTAGCCAACGTTGCGCAGCACCTGGTTAACCGTGTTCTCCGACATTGGCTTCCAGTACTTGTGGTCACCGGGCAGCACCAGTTCGGAGAAGCGACTCAAGCCGCGTAGCCGTTCAAGGATCGCGATGACTTGGGGTGATAGCGGCACCATCTGTGTGTCTCCGCTCATCTTGGTGCCACGGGTGGAATTGCGCACGCCGTCGATTGGCTTACGGGTGTCCGGGATTTCCCACATCGCCCTTTGCAGGTCGAACTCATCCCAGCGCGCAAAGCGCAGTTCGCTGGAGCGCACGAACACGTGCAGCGTCAGCAATACAGCCAGCTTGGTTAGCTCACGGCCGTTGTAGTTATCGATCCGGCTGAGTAGTTCGGGGAGGCGGTTGAGTGAGAGGGCAGGGCGGTGCACGGTACGCGGGGCATGAATCGAGCCTGCCAGATCGAGCGCCGGATTCTGGCTGATCTGCCGCGCCCGCTTCGCGCCCCGCATGATCGTGGAGAGATAATTCTGCACGCGCAAGGCAACGTCCATTGTGCCGCGCTCTTTGATACGCAGAGTGACCTCAAGCAGATCATGGGTATCAAGCTCAGCGATGGGGCGTTGGCCGATCAGAGGGAAGACGTGGGTGCGCAACCGACTCATGACGGTCTTGGCGTGTCCTTCAGCCCAGCGCCGCGACATTTCGGAGTGCCACTCCAGGGCGACTGTTTGGAAAAGCAGGGAGGTTCTTTGGGCAGCAAGCTTCGCTTTCTTCTTCTCTTCCATCGGGTCGAGGTTGTCGAGCAACAGCGCCTTGGCTTCATCGCGCTTGGTCCTCGCGACGGCCAGCGAGATGATGGGATAGTTGCCGATGATCAGCGTGCCTTCTTTGCCGCTGGGCTTGAAGTAGCGCAATCGCCACGTTTTCACGCCGTTGGGTTTCACGAAGAGGTACATGCCGCCACCGTCGAACAGCTTGTAGGCACGTTCGCGAGGTTTCGCAGTACGGCATTTGAGGTCGCTGAGAGGAACGGCTAGGCGTGGCATAAGGGTACGTTCTCCATGCAGGCAAGACGCTGTACCCTAAAAATACCCCCGGGGATGGGGTATTTAGTTGGATCCCGACGGAGGGTCCTGGAACGAAAAAACCCGCCAAAGGGCGGGTTTTAGGGGCTTCCAAGGCATTCGGTGGAACGCGATGGAGCTGGATATGGTGCCGGCACCAGGAATCGAACCCGGGACCTACTGATTACAAGTCACCTGCACACAACAATGAAATCAATGACTTGCGCCATTTTCTTGTTACGTGCCAACGCCCGAAAACCCAGTGTTTTCAGGGGGTTGCAAGGGCTTGTTACGCAAGAGGGCGGGGAGGCTTTGTATCGGAAGGGTCTACCAGGGGAAGGCTGAGGTCGTAGATGTCGAGCATGGCCTCGTCACGGTGGCCGCTGGCCTCCTGCTTGTCTGCTCGAGTACCTGGTGTATCGGTGATGCCGCGGCGCTTGAGGTCATGTAGGCCATACCGCTCCTCCTCGAGGATTACACCGGCCGCGACGGCCTTCGTCATGAACCGCTGCCATGCGGTGTCCAGCCCTGACTTGCTCAGGGCCGTGCCTTGGCTGCCAACGATCAGCGGCCGCCGCTCCGGGCGCAGGGGCGTGGGGAACTTGCGAGCAGTCCAGATCTTTAGCCGGTAGGCCTTGGCCTCGTCCCATACGGCACGCAGACGCGGGGTCCAGCGCACTATGTTGTCCCGGCTGCCTTTCCGGCGGTTGGTCTGAACCCCTTCCTCGAGCTCGTTTGCGTCGGTCAGCGTGACGACCTCGATGCCGCGCAGCCGGCACAGGTAGGCCAGTTCCATTGCGATACTCAGGTACACCGGGCAGCTGCTGGGCTCGTTGCGATGCAGGCGGCCGAGCGCCTTGGCCCGATCGATCATTTCTTCCATTACCGATATAGATGGCAGACGACGCTGTCGGCGCTCTTTGGGCGCCTCAATGCCCTGGGCGGGATTGCTGTCCAGGTAGCCGCGATTGCGGCCCCACATCATGACGCGGCGCAGGTATCGCAGCACATGGGCAGCTTTTGAGGGGGTGCCCTCGCCTGAGATCTTGTCGACCAGGCGCTGCACCAGAGCGGGAGAGAAACGCCGCACCGCCAGATCGCCAAGAGGTTTGCCCATCCTGGTTGGTTGGTTCACCAGGACTTCGCGGCAGTAGACGTAATCGGCCTTGGTACGGGGCGTTAGATCATCTTTGAACTGTGGGCTCAGGTGGAACTGGTCGCACAGGTAGTGCAGGGTTTCGCGGTCAGCGTTGCTGACTTCGTCCATGATGCGATGCAGTTCGACCATTGTGGCGTCCGCCGGCGCAACGTTGCGCCGGCACTGTTTGCCATGTTCGTCGCGGTGGGAGGTGTACCAGACCCCGGAGCCCCGGTGGTCAAAGTAAATAGCCGCGGGGAGCGCGGCTTGGTCGATGTGACTTGGGATATGCGGATTGTGCTTCCGCTTGCGGGCCTTCTTCATAGGATGTCGGCGTCGTATCGCTCCGATTGGCCAGGGCCAACGCCGCCGGCACGGTTGATAAGGTCAATGGTAGTCCAGGGCCCAGACTTACCGCGGAACATGCGAATGCCCTGCTGGACCAGAGTTCGCTCAACGTCCGATCGACGCTGATAGCCGGTGATGCGTTGGAGGTCCTCAAAACTGAGAACGTCGCTGATCCCATTCCCCATACTATGTCTCGCAAAAGCTCCCGCCGGCATTGTGCTAGAACGCCGGCGGGGTAGTTATTAGAAGTTGTGAGCAGATTTTCTAGAGCAGTTACGTCATGTATTTGGTCGGCATTTGAAGGCGAGCCATATGTAGTGGCGACCTTTGGCGGTGACCTTGATCTTGTCGGCTTGCCTGTTCCAACTGATCAGGCGTAGGGCCTCAAGAATGCAGGTGATGGTGTGGCCCTGGTGCCAGCCGGCCAGCGCTTTGATGCAACCTTGGGCCAGTAGGCCTCTGTAGTCCGTGTGGCCGAAGTTCGTGCCATTGAAGCAGGCCAACATCTCTTTGTCGGTCACAAGGTCTGTGACGGCGTTGATGTTCGGGTCACGGCGGTAGCAGGTATGTGTCATGGCTTTCGCCCCAGGGCGGCACGGGCTTTCCAAGCCTGCCACTCAGGATTCACGCCCCAGTCTTCGTAGTTCCCGTCAACTCGTTGCTTGAGCTGGTGAGCGAGCCATCCTTTTTCAATCGCATATGCCTCGAACTCCGCACGCTCATCGATCTCAAGCACGAGAGAGTCGTCGTAGATGTAGAGTGGACCAAGCTTGGTGACCTCCTCCAGGCAGGCTTTCCAGCCATCGGAAAAACCTTGATCCCAGTCGTGCGAGCTACTCAGCTTGGCTTCGTAGGCCGGAAGAGTCACAGGCCTTCTCTGCAACTGATGGGCGAGCAACTCGTCGTACGCAGCTGCCATCACAACGTCGGGGCCGTGAGGGTCGTAGCCGATGTGCACGCCGCCCGCTGAAATCAGTTGAACGGCTCTGTAACGATGGACTTTGATCATTGCTTTTTCTCCCACGCGGCGCGGGCCTGCCAGCCTGACCATTGACCATTCAGATATGCACGATCGCCATATCCGCCGGCGGCATCTCGCATCGATGCGACATCTTCAGCGGTGAACATGCACCCGCGCACCCTGCTGTACTCTTTGGCATAAGCAGATTCGAACTCGGCCCGTTCATCACGCATACCCATCTTGGTGGCTTGTTGGTGATCGGATGGCTTTGGAGCTGCTCGCAACATTGCCCGCCATTGACTGTCTGGGCTCTCTCCCACACCGTCCTCGTAGCGTTCGTTTGCCTCGTGAAACGCCTCACGCATCTCGAGTGTGAGCTCACGCGGCACGATCACCAGGTTATCGATGTTCATTGTTGGGGGCTGTGGCGCAGCTGCCGTCATCGCTTCGTAAATCACCCACAGATTGTTGTGCCCGTTGCGCTCCAGGTACTCGCGTGCTGCCTCGGCGCCGGCCTGCTCCATTTCTTGGCTCGCTTTGGTTGGAAGAGTCTTCCACTGAACTTTGTCGGTCATATTGGGGCTCCCTCAGCAGCTGCGCTGTGCGGTGAATTGAATATGTGGCTCGGTGCTGCAGCGGTTGGCTGCGAACAGATCCGGCTGTGCCATCTGTGCGCCAAGCTTGTTGGCCAAAGCCCGAGCAGCTGCATCGGCGCTGATGGTGCTACTGGCGGTTAACTTCTCGCCTCGAGCCCGGGCTGTATACGTGCCGGCGCTTAAGCGAACGGTTATCACCAGGTCGTCTGTTCTTTGGGTGCTGTTCATTCGGCACCGCCATGGTCCGCCAGACCTGGGTTTCCGTACTTCGCAGCGCCGCATTTGCAGCGATAGAGCCCAACCTTGGTGATGCGGCCCACACGGCCTTTAAGGTGGCTGGTTACGACGTTGCGCACGAATGTCCAGCTGTGGCGTTTGCCAAGCGTGCAGGCCTTCATGCTGTAACTTCCTCAGCAGCGGTATGCAGCTTGGCTACTGTCGAGCCCTCTTGTTCCCAGTGCTCGGCCAGGTTCGCGTCCTGCGTCCAATCTTCTACGTCGCCATCTCGCAGTCGAACGAACATGAACGGCTTCTGATGTTGTGCCGGTTCGTTCGCCAGCAGCAGAGCCTCCATGTAACGGATCGCCTCCATGACTTCGTCAGGATCTTCGCCGAACACTTTGCTGGCTGTTGCTACAGCGCGGGCAACAGCGGTCCGCCAGTCTGCGGGTGGATGCTCTACTGGTTCATCTGCTGCCCACCCAATGGCCCGGCGCCGATGCATGAGGTTGAGTGCACTACCAGCACCTTGGGTCAGGTGCGGGGGTTGGTGGCAATTGCCGGCTGCCAGATCCTCGACGAACTCTTCCAGAGCCGCCATGGCCGCCAGCTCGTGACCCCGACTCCAGGCAACAACCTCGCCACCGTCGAACTCTCGCGGGATCGTTGTGCCATGGGCGCCACGTATGACGATGGTGTCGTACCGCGGTGTGGTAGCCTGCTCGGCGCCGACTTCTGGGGTTTCTACTTGCATGTGGTTCTCCTTGGGATTGGCTGGTGCCCGGGAGCTGCAACTCCTTGGCACCACTTCGTTTTCAAATCAGTTCCGGCGGGCCAGGTGTACGACCAGGTCGTCGAACTGGGCGTCGTCCTCTACCGCGGACTGCCATGCCAGCACGTTGTGGATCTGAGCCCTGGTGCAGTCATCAACCAGGATCTCGTGCTGGCCACCGTTCACCCGGACTTCCAGGATCGTCAGCAAGCCGTCCTCGGCATATGCGCCGGCGTTGATGACGGGGTAGTTGTGGCCGGCCTGCACCAGCCGGTCTTGCTCCTGCTGCAGCTGGCTGCGGCCGCAAGAGCTGGCGTTTCCTATCAGCACACGAATTTGCATAACGATTCCTTGCTCAGGCCTGGAACATCCAGCACTTGACGATGGGTTGTTTGGTGACGGTGTAGTTGCTGCTCTTGGCCTGGTGGGCACGTACGGCGCTGTCGACGGCCTTGTTGACCTCGATGAGCTTGTGGGAGCGGGAATCTTTGAGCCGGTCGCGCAGCTCGTTGATGTCGGCCAGCTTCTGCCGGTGCTCGACCGCGCACTTGACGAAGTCATTGAGGTTGATGGCGATGAGGTGATCTTTCTTGCTGTGGTTGACCACAGGGCCGTCAGCGTCCAAGCCTTGCAGGTACTCGTAAACCTCCCAGAATTCGGCAACTACAGGGTGGTCAGAGCTGATCGAGGCCTGGCGCTCGATCGCCATCCGTACGAGTTGGGCGCGGGTGTGGCTCATCTGGTCATCGCTGAGAGGCAGCACCAGGCGCAGGCAGTCGAGCAGGGCCATCATTTGCGCGTGGTTGTAGATGATCCGCTCTACGCGGATGTAACCGCTGAGCTTGTTGCCGCAGTGGTTACAGTGGTTTTCCTCGCCCTGGAACTGCGTACCGCAGGCGAAGCAGTGCGAATGCAGCGCACGCAGCTTGGCCTCATAGACCGGCAGGCGATCTGCGAACAGCTCCAGGACCTCTGCCTCTTTCCGGATTGCCCGCAGCAGGAAGTTGCTCAGCAGCGCGCCGTCCAGTCCGTTCAGCCGATCGGCCGCGGCACGGCTTTCAACTGTCACCTGGGGGCGAACGAAGTGCAGCTTCACGATACGGGTCATGATCGCTTCGGACGCCACAACTGGGGCGTTCTGGCTGATCGCGATGGTGCCGCGGAAGGGCGGCTCATAGGTTTCATTGCCGGCCGTCTTGACGCCTTTGGTCGCCAGCGTGCCGCCGCCGAAGTAGTCCTTCAGTTCGTCCCACTCGAAGGTCTTGGCGTGGCTCTTGTCATCGCCGCTGCGATCGGATTCGAGCAGAACCACCGGCATGCCGGATACCTGCCCCATCAAGCGGCTGCGGCCTGCCTTGGTTGACTTGGCAGGGTCGAAGCCTTCGTAGCCTTCGCGGCCGAACAGCTTCCACAGCAGGGTCAGCAAGGTGGTCTTGCCGGCACCGGCCTCGCCGGTGGCCTCCAGGAAGGGGAAGGACTGGTACCGGTGGCGGATCTGCTCGGCGAACAGTGAGCCGAACCAGAAATTGAGCGCGACGATGCCCTGGGCGCCGAAGCAGGTCCACAGCAGGTCCAGCCATTCCGGGCTATAGCGCTTATCGTCTCGCTGCAGCGCCATCTTCACGCCCTTCTGCAAGCTCTTGAGCTTGAGCTTGCCCATTTCGAAGAATTCTTCTTCGTTTACGCCCACGATCTGGCCATCACGCACAGCCACTTCGTTGAACACGTAGCAGCCATATTCGCGGCTGTAGCCGATGTAATCGATGGTCTGGACGGTTTTGATGCCGAAAAGCTGGTCTTTCATGATCTTGTCCAATTGCTGTCCACTACCGGTGAACACGGCTCCGGCACCCATGCCGAGAAGTCTTTTTTTGAATTCGCTTGCGGTGGCCACCTGGCTGCCGGTGAAGGTGTTCTTCACGGCCGCGCCGTCGTGCGGGAAGTCGACGCGAAAGAAGTACCAGGACTCGTCGGTGATCTCGTTCCGCTGGTAGTACAAGGCCTTCGGGTAGCAGTTCGCGATCTCGACCACGCAGCCAGACATGCGCAGCGCCTTGGCCCGACGCGCTTTGTCGTTGAGTTGCTGGTCTTCCTGGCTCTCGCTGGAGTCCAGTGCCTGCATGGCGCTGTTGAACTTGGAAATGTCGAGGCGCCACCAGTAGAGGCGGGAGTCGAAGCCAAAGTGGAATTCCTCGCGCTCGCGCCACTGGTACAGCAGCAGTGCCTTTTCCACCGCGCTCTCTGCGATCAGCAGCGCACCGTGGTGCTTGGCCTCATCCAGGTCGTGCTTGATGCGGTCTGCCCGGGCTTCGTCGTCGTCCAGGAACGCCCAGCGCTGATGCAGATCGTTCCAGTCGACCTTGCGGGCGTCCGGTTGTGGGATCTGGGCCGCTTCGCAGGTGAAACCGAGCGCCCTGGCCTGCTTGACCCACACCTTGGTGTACTTGTGTGCACCTGGTTCGTTGTCGAGCGCCCAGATGAGCTTCGGCGTCTTGCCCTCGCATGTGGCAATCAGGGCCTTGAGGGACTCCTCTGGGTAGGCGTTGGATGACAGCGCAGCCACGGCAGCGATGCCGTTATGCAGCAGAGCGATGGCGTCGAAGATCCCCTCGACGATCCACAGCTCGTTGACCGCCTGCAGATCGATGCTGGGCGGGCACCACCAGTAGCCCTTCGGTGAGTTGCCGGTGGCGAAGCGGGCCTTCATCTTGCCGAAGCGGTGCGGGCGGTCGATCAGCCGTTCCCAGTAGCCGCCGTGCTCCAGGGCAAAGCGCACGGTGGCGCTGCCGATGCTCAGCTCGCGGCTCCAGTAGTTGTCCTGGGTGTACCAGCCCTTGATCAGCGCCAGGTCGAAGCCGCGGGC